CCCAGCCACTTGTCGATCTCGTGGGGGCTGGAGATGATGTGGGTCTTGATCAGAAATCCCAGTCGGTCATTGCTTTCCCCGCTGTCCACCCGGTCGTAAGCGGTCAGGGTCATCACAGGCTCGATGTTCTGCTTGTACCCCTTCAGCTCGGTCTGTGCTTCTTTGCGCAGGTTGTCGTTGTTCGTGTTGCCGTCGACCTGGATGCACTTCTCAATGATGCCGTACTTTGCTTCTGCCGCCTCGTCCCGCACCGTCTCCGAGATCGCGCTCACGGTGGTCGTCTTGAAGATCCACCATCCGCTGGTGGTCGTCTGGGTGCCATATGCGGTCACACGGGTCACCACGTCGCTGGACATCTGCTCCACATAGCTGAAATCCAGCAGGTTCACGCCATATTCAATGGTCTGTGTCGTGGTGGCATCCGTTTCCACGAGGTAATCGATGTACACCCGCCATACCGCAGTGCCGTTGTCTGCCCGCACGATCCGTGTCCGCAGGTATCCGTCGTATTCTTCCAGCAAAAAGGTGTTCAGCAGGCTCCACTGGCTCTCGAACAGGGTTCCCTTGCTGGAGGTGTCGATGGTGCGCCCGGGCTGGATGTTCACCTTCCCGATGCCAAAGGTCCCGTAAGGCCCCTGATAGTAGTCCTTCAACGCCTGCGTTGCAAGGTAGAAGATGCTGTTGGAGGGCACGCTCGACCACTGCTCCAGCGGATTGTCCGTGGTCAGATAGTAGGTTCCGCCGTTCACTTTCGGCACAAATCGCTGGAGATATCCCAGCACGCCCTCGGCATACAGCTTGTAGCTCAGGTCGAACAGCTTTTCCGTCTCGGTCACGTACCCAAGCCAGATCGGTTTGCCGTCCTCTTCCACCACCAGCCACGTTTTCTCGTACTTCAGGGTGGTGTACACGGGGTTCTTGTAGCTGCCGAATGCCGTGTTGATCTGGTATGGAATGGTCGCCTCAAAGCTGCCGAACTCGTTTTTGGCCAGGTTCAGCACCGGGTCTTCGAGGAATCGGTTGGAAACACTTCCCTCTATCGTGTCGCCCTGGGAATCAAAGATGCACTCCCGGGTGTCCCACTGGAACCCCAGAGCGCTCGTGCCGTTAAAGGTCTCCGTCTTCTTTGAGATGGTTCCCGCATAAACTTGATATCCGATGGCTCCTCCCTCCTTTCTGCATCCATTTTGAAATTTCGTAAAGCTGACGGAGAGGTTTATAGATACGCTGGCTGGTAATAAAGGTTGAGCGTTCCCGCATCGGTCGTGGTGCTCGCCCGCACTTCGTACACGTCGTATCGCAGATCGTTGTCGATCAGGCCGATGTCCACCTTTCCCATGCCCTCGTCCATCATTGGGCAGTACGAGACCTCCTCTGCCGGAAGTCCCAGCTCTTTTGCCTTTTCGTAGGGGTAGGTCTGACTCTTTGCCAGTGTAACCCCCACATAACCGCCACCGGTCCATTTTGCTTGCAGCAGACTCGGTTTTTCGCTGGGCGGCATCCGGAAGGTCTTGCTCTGGAGTGCCTTGATGGGGATGTCCTTGCAGTAGGGCACGGCCAGATCGGTCTCAAACCCAAAGGTATCCCACACCCAGTCCTCCTGAATGTTGTCGTACAGGAACTTGAACGGGTAAAGGCTGTAGGCAAAGGTCACGACGCTGTGTCCGTTCTTCTGCTTGATGCCTCCGTTCACCCAGACACGCCCCAGATAAAAGAACGCCGGGTCATCCTCCAGCCGCACCCTGGTCTGTGCCGGGATCGAGTTGCTTTTCGCAAGCGCTCTGGAAAGATACTCCAGCGCTCCGGTTCCAACAGGGGTCGAAAGGTTCTGTCCCCGCCACTCGTCCGTATCCAGATAAAACTCCCAGCTTCCCTCCCGGGCCTTGAATACTGGGTAACCCGTCAGGCTCTTGGAAAGGTAGGTGGTTCCGTCTCGTCCGGGTACGTTCACGGAAAGGACTTTCTCCACCGGGGGAGCCACCACAGGCCGGGAGACCGGAATCATCTTCCAGTCATCCCAGGTGTTCTTGTCACCAATGGTGATGGAATGGTACATGGCTCCTCCTTAGCTCAGCATGTCGGCAGGCGGCTGGAAGTCATAGGAGATGGTCAGCGTCACCCGTCCGTCGTTGCCGTTCTTGACGTTGCTGATCCAGCAGCGCCCTTTGTAGCTTCTCGTCTGCGCGGTGGAGAGCACGGTTCCGCCCAGCTCCATCCGCACCTCGCATTCTCTTCCCTGAATGATCCGCATCAGCCGGAAATAAGTGCTTGTCCAGTCACCTTCCCGGCTCGACCAGTCGGGGTAAAGCTGAATGCTCTGTTCGGTCTTGTCGGGGATGCCGCATCGCTCCCGTACATCGTCCATGGCATGCCGTCCGTAGTCATCCCAGCTGGAATGTGGTACGCCGTCCGCCACATAATAAAAGTCCCAGCTCCCGGTCGAGTTCTGGAACACCCTCTTTCCCAGCGGAGCCTTTTCCGGCGTGCCGTGGTAGGAAGGAAAGTCCATCGTCTCATATTTTTCCTCAAAGGCATTGACATGCAGGGGGTTCAGGGGGACCAGGTTGAAGTCTCTCGTGCTGTATTCCCGGGAAGCCCCTGCGTTGTCATATACCTTAAAAATAAGCCCCGCAAATGTGGGGATCTGTGAGGAAAGCGCCGGGTCAGTTGCGCTCCGTCCCATCATCGGTTGTTCCTCCGGTTGATCTTCCCCAGCCCCTCGTCCACGTCGTTGATGATCTCGCCCACCAGTTTCCGGCCGTTCATCTGGACCTTCATGTTGGCCACGGCCCGGGCAATGCTGTCGATGTGCTCGCCCAGTGCCTCCACGCTCGAAACGATGTCGGCGTTGGGGTTTGCCTTCTGGTCAGCCTTGTTGTCCTCTTCCTGCTGAGACTTGGTCACCTCGGCTCTGCGCACCACGTTGGCGGCAAGGCCTGCGGTGCGCTCTGCATTCAGGGCTACCGTGCCGTTCTGGAACAGGGTGTCGTTCAGCCAGTCCACTCCATTTTGAACGTCGCTCATGTCCACTACGGGCTGGATGCTGGGTTCATACTCGAAGTCGTCGCTGGCAATGTCGCCCACTCGCTGGGCCAGATCCATCATGGTGGAAAGGGCCGTGTC